CACGGACTTCGTGACGCCAGCCCATTTTGCGGTGCTGACTTTGAACCCCGTTGCCACGGTTCAGCCCGCCGCACTGACGGTGGTGTAGGACAGCTGCACCGCCACAGTGATGGAGCGTTCGGTTTCTGCGTCATCGATCGGATAATCGTGGATCTCGGGCGCCGACATGAGCCGGGCATCGTCGACAGCGCCGCCCAATCTGCGATCCGCCGCAAGCTCCGGTTCGAGCCGAGCGAGAAGGCCTTCCGTCACGGCCACGCGGTCCGGCCCACTCGCCGCAATCTCGATCGCCACCTGATGTTCCCAGCAGAACGCAAGGGGTGAAAGGATGTATTCGGCCTCGCCCGGGTCGCCATCGCTCATCACCACGATCCCTTCGCGGCTGGCCTCCACCGGCGATTCCGGATTGCGAATGAAAATATCCTCGCCCACCGCGCGCCGGATCAGGGCTTCCAGAGCCTTCAGCGCCGCCACCCGCGATTGCACGGACGTCATGACGCGGCGACCTCAATTCGCCAGGTCAACCGCATCGGATCGTTGGCGGAAAAATTCAGCACACGGAATTCCGCGCCGCCGACGGGGATTTCGATCATGTCATCCTTCGACGGCTGTGCCACATCGGCGGATTTGACGATCAGCCACCGCTTGCGGTCCCGCACCCGCGCGGTGGCGAGTTGCTGCTCAATATCGGGATTGGCGAAAGCCGCCCGGCACGGCACCGGCGCGCCCATCAGCGGCCGGTAAACCACATCGATCCCAAGGTTTGGATCGGACAGCAAGACGTCGAGCAGCGCGGAAAACGACATTCAGGCTTTCGCGGCCAGCGCGCGGGCGGCCGCGACACCGGCCGCGGTAAGATTGGGCTGCATCTGATTACCGTGGACGTAACCCTTCTTGCGCAGGGCCTCGATCGCGGCGGCGAGATCGTCCGCCAGCACATTATCCGGATAGGGTTTCAACACATGCGCGACACGCGGCAGCGCCGCCGTCAGGATCTCCGCCTGCAGGCCACGCAGCGCCAATTGCGGAGCTCGTTCCGCCTTCGTCATGATGATGTCTCCAATCGAAATTCTGGCGGCGGCCACGTCATGCCATCGCGGCCGCCGCCGCCCCTACGTCCCTCAGGCGGCTCCGCGCTTGCCGCGCAACAGCACTTCAGGCCGCGTGCAGATCATCAGCGGATAGGAGTAGAGCTCGATGTCCACGTACTGCTGGCGCACGGTCGGGTCCGGCACAATCTTGGGCAACAGCGGAATGCCCGGCGTGTTGACAACGTCGAAGAACTCACCCGGCGACCAGGCATTGATGAAGATGCCGGGGGCACTGGCCGGGAAGAACTTCGCCTCATCCGGATCGATCGCAATGGTCGAATTGTCGTCGGTGCCGCGATAATTGATCCAGGTGACACCGCCCCAGCGGAATTTGCCGAATGCATTGCTTTCGCTGCTGGGCTGATTGGCCAGCCAATTGCCATAGGCGCGCGCCACATCACCATGGCTGGTCAGATCGTCATAAAAATCATCGCCGCACAGTGCGACGACTTCGCTTTGCGGCGTGAAGGCGCCCTTCGCGGCGCGCTGCATCGGCCGGACGATCTTTTGCGCGATGAACTTCTTCAGCTTGGTCGCGCCGTTCACATCGCTCGATGCGGCATTCGCGCCAGTCAGGTCAAACGCGATTTCTGCGGGCTGCGTGATCCCGAATTCGTCGTACCAGTTGGTGATAACCGATCCATCCGCGTCGAGCACGATGCCCTGCACCGCACCGAGCCGCATATGCTCCCAGGTCAGTTCGATATCGGACTGCAAACCGACCGGGCCCGCCATCCGGCGCATGAGCTCTTTCTGCATCATCATCAATTCGGTCTCCGACCCGAACGCCCGCACCCCCTGAATTTCGGAGGCGTTCATATGGTCGGCCTTGGCGATCCGCACGGTATCGAAGGAACGCATGGAGCGCTTCTCCGTCGTGCGCTGCGGCAGCGGCGCGCCACGCGGCGTTGTCTGTACCAGCGAGAGGACGCCATTGCGTTCCTCGACGTAGACATTGCGGGTCGTCACGGGCTTCGGCGCGAAGAGATTGAGATCGCCCAGAAGCGATGGCTTGTACGGCACCTTGTCGATCGCTTCGATCATCGAGATCATCGAAAAGGCGTCGTTGTTGAAGATATCAAAAGTGGCCATGCGAGGTCCTTCGCCTGGCCGGGGCCAGGCGCCTTTCGTCGTTCAGAGTTTCGGAAAAAGAGCTGCGCGGATCAGCGCGCGATGATGCCGAAGGTGGCGAGCTGTGCCAGCGCGGCTGCCTTCTGATCGGCAGTCAGTCCGGACTTCCACACGAGTTCGGATGTATTCACTTCCGAATTGCGCGCAGTGAAAGTCGCGGCAACATCTGCGGCCGAACCATCCGCCGCTTCGAACAGGATCGTGTCCGCCTTTTCGCTGCCGTCATTCGCCGCGGGATCGTGGATTGTGCGGACGCCCGCGGCGTAGCTGACATGAACGGTGAAGCCGTCACCGGCCGCGAAATCCGTGCCGCCATCGGCCAGTGTGAACTTGATGCCACCGTTATACGCCACGGCGACCTTGCCGGTTCCGTCCAGCGTGCCATCCGGCCGCAACACTTCGAACGCACCCGCATTGGTCACCGGCGCGACGATCACGATCTTCCAGTCGCCCGCCAACGCGTTCGCAACCGCGGTTACCGCGCCCATCACGCCATTGCCGGCATTGCCAGCGAAGGCGACCGCGGCCGCGACTGTCTGCGCACCGAGCTTTTTGCCAAGCACGGTACCCGCATCATAGGGGCCGCCGGTCAACGGACCCTGATCGCGGGAAAGGGTGCCGTTCGCCTCGGAAATGAGATAGGCGCCGGCCTTCAAGGTTTCGGTCAAAGTGGTCATTTCAGTGCTCCTTCAATTTGCCGCGCACCGCGACAATGGCCTTGTCCCATCCCGCCGCATCCGCTTTGGGATTGTGATCGCCAGCATCGGGCAGGATGTGCCCGCTGATTTTCCGCGCATCGCTGGCTTCGGCGCGGCGCATCTGAAGCTGTTCCCGCACCTGGGCGATGCTTTTCCCGGTACGAATGAATTCGGCGGCAAGCTGCGGTTCGTCCGCGAGCGCGCACAACTCGACAATTTCGCCATGATCTTTCGCGGATTCACCGCGCACTTCCCGCCGGACGGCGTCGAGATCGACAACATCGTGATTGACGGACTTGGCCACCGGCAACCCGGTGATTATCGCGGACGCAATGTTGCCGTCGACGATCAGAGTGCCAGCTGGTTCAGCGGTTACAGGCGTGCCACCCTCGATCAAATTCCCGGCTATCGCTTTCGATGCAATATCGGCACGAAGCGCGGCAAGCGCATCAGCGGGCGTCCCCATCGCATCGGCAAATTTCGCCGAAATGCCGTGCTCGCCAAAGAAGCATTTGGCCTCCGTGGCAACCACATCGTCCACGGACAGGCCGCGATATTTCGCGACACTGGCGGCGAACAGCGCGCGCATCCGGTCACATTCGGACTGCAGGTTCTGCAGCGCCGGCGTCGAAAGCGGTTGATGCGGATTGCCGTCGATCTTGCGATCGCCGGAGAAGACGTAAGTGTATTTCAACCCGCGTTCCTTGTCGGCCGCTGACTGATCGACATGCAGCGCAACCACGCCGACCGATCCCACACCGCTGGTGCGGCTGACAAACACCTTCGAGCACGCCGAAAGGAGCGCATAGGCGGCACTGAAGGAATCGTCGGCCGCCACGCCATAGATCGGCTTCTTCGCGCGCGCTTCAAACACGGCGTCGGAGAGGTCGAAACAACCGTTCACCTCCCCGCCATAGGAGTCCACCTGAAGAAGGATCCCTTTAACGGCATCGTCTGCCACAGCAGCGTCGAGTGACGAGCGGATATCGCCGTACCCGACCAGCCCCGACAAGGCGCCCAGCCAGCTCGACTTGTAGACCAGCGTCCCTTCGACCGAGATCAGGGCAATGCCATCCGGCAGCATCTGAAACGGCTGTGCCGTGCCCTCGTCGTTCTCGTCATCGTCATCCAGGAAGGCACCGATCGCATCGGCCTGTTTGTCGCTGGCCAGCGGCGACGCCTCGATCCCGAGGCGGGGGCCGAGCCCTGCCAGAATTGCTTCCAGCTTTTCGGGCGAAACCATCAGCGGCTTGCCGAACAGCCGCGTCATAACGCGGGGCAGATCGCGCACCGCATTGC